TAAACGCCGCTAAAATGAAATCAAATAGCAATGCTTCGCCATTCGGATATTTTTGTTTCAAAATTCCGTTGATGTCCGGCGCTATGTAATCTGAGCTTAAGCGCAGGGGACGAATCAACCTTACGCTTATGATCAGATCTTTTCCAGTTCTGCAGCAACGTCAAAGTAATGACGCCTGCCGTTTATCTCACAATACAACGTACAGCGTTTGCGCCGTCTGCTGTATTTAACTATGCAATGTTCTCTGCCTTTGAGCAGCCCCTCAGTGATAGTCACCTTGCCGCCTTTTATGTAACCACGACTGATTGTAAGATCTTCGATGTCAATTATCCATCTCAGCCGTACTTCCTCGCTCATCGGCAGCGGTGTGGGCGGTCTGCCCAAAAATCTTACTACACCGACCGTGTTTTTAACGGCGTAGTAAAGCTCGTCTGTAATGCACTCACTGTTAACAAAAACGTATGTGGGAAATATCAATCTGCGTACCGTGTGCCACACGCCGCCCTTGCGTTCCAACAGATCGTGAGTAGGAGAGCAGGCGGTAATGTTTTTATTTCTGAGAGCAGAGACAACATCGTTTTCTCTTCCGCTTTGTACATAAATAACGTAGATCATACCGTATCGTTCCTTTTTTCTTCAAGATATTTTGCCACGTCCTTGTACAAATCAGGACGTTCCCTTGCCATTGCTTCAAATACCATGGACTTGACCTGTTCAAAGCCCGCATTAAGGATATCCTCATTTTTCAAGTCCATATTCTTTTTGTATGCGGCTGCCTTTACAAGGCTTGTAGCCTGCTTGAGCAATGCTTCGGGATTCATATTCTGCCACTTGTCTTCGGGAGTGTTCTGAATACTTTCTAATACATTGTGAGACAGCAGTCTGATGATACCCTCGCTGGTATCAAGAGCCGGATACTTGTTGATCTCCTCCATTATGACTCTAAAATTTTCCTGAGCCATTCTGAGGGTTTCTACACTCTCATTAAGGTTAGCGGCGTATCTGCAAACCGAAGATATTGATATGGGCTGTTCCGTCTGTTCTTTGATGTAATCTGCGATTTCAGCATAGGTAAAATCGGCTTTCATCATATCTTCGACCGTTGCCTTAAGCTCAGGTGACAGCTTGTCTATTTTTGAGTGCTTTCTGCGCTTTCTTGCCATTATTCGCACCCCCCCTACAGCTTTATGCAGGGGTCGTTGATACCTCCGGCAAGCAAGCTTATACCCTTTGCCGTAAGCTTAGCCTCCAGATCGTCAAAATCGCTGTCTGCAAGAGTGGTCAGCTCTTTGGTCACTATATCACGGAGGTGGATATATCCTGCTTCATAAAGATAGTTGACGCTGTCGGATATTTCGCCTTTAGTAATGTTCGGCAAAGCGTACTCCACGCTCTTAAGCCTGTGATACTGCGTGCGCAGCATATTGATAGTGCGCATAACAGAGCCGTTGTTCTCCTTAAAATTTCCCGCTCTGATAAGCTGCATCTGCTTTTCCATGTCCATGTTATTTCTCTCCTTTCATCTCCATTAAGATGTCCATGATCTTATCCAGCTTCTGCTCGGTCTTAAGCTGTTCCCGATAAAAGTCCTCTTTGGTAAGATAATTCTGCTTGACGTCGGTAATGTCTGTTTTGCACTTGTCAAATTCGTCTTTGGAGACGTAATTTTCCTTGACTTTATCCAGACCGCTTTTGCATTTATCAATGTCGTCCATAGTCCGCTTTAAAAAGTAGGTTATAATACCTATGCCGCCTGTAAGGACGAGCTGAAATACTATCGTAAATATCTCCTGACTTGTCATAAAAAAACACCCCCAATATATTTAGTACCGTTATCCGTTATATTAACTGTACCATATATATTGGGGGTGTTACAGATGAAGCGTTTCAGCGATTTTTTGCGATCACATTTCATCAAAAGTGAGTTGACCTTCCAAAGGAGCGTTCTGCTTTTCCTGTCTTACCTCAGCCGTTATACTGCGGATCGTGCGCTCGGACAGGTTATATTTGTTGACCAGATACTTGAAATTGTACCCGTTGAAATCCCTGCGTATCTTTTCGTCCCGTGCAGAGCGTATAACCGAGTCGGCTTTGGCAATGTAAATCGACAGACCGCCGTAACGCTGTACAAGCTTTTCGTAAGCTTGAGCGCCTATGCAATCGTAAATATCACGCTGTTCCGGAGTAAGATCTTCTTTGTATATATCAAGTTCCGGCACATTTCTCACCTCGTTTTGCTCTGCGCTCGGCTGTATTTACATAACGCTTTAGTTGTTCGATAAGTTTAGAACACTGCTCCTGATCGATCCAGCGGAACGGCTGTTTTTTTGATGCCGTAACGCCCAGAATTTTGTCTATCGCACCTATCAACCTGTCTCCGACGTCTGCCGACTTTGGATTTGGGTCAAGCTCTTTAAGCCTGTAGCAGTATCTCCAGCAAAGGTTCTGCTGCTCGGAAGTAGCCATACCGTTACAGCCGATCTCCTCGTTTTCGCTCTTTGAATTCTTTTTAGGCTTGGATTTATACAGCGGATGATTTGGATCGGCAAGCTTCATGCGATTGATAAGCTCGTTCTGTACAGTTTTAAAATCATTGTCATCAAGGTCTTTTACCGATTCTTTGCCTGTAATACTGTAGACCAATTCATGCAGCATATCGTCTCTGTCCTTGCCGACGATACCAAGACCTGTTCCCAAACCGTAAATCCTTTTGATCTGTTCTTTTGTTGCCATATCCAAATCACTCCTGTCCTTATTATTTTACCGCAGTAAATTTCGTTTTCGGCGTTCTTTCAACTACAACTGCACTGTCGATCATATCAACCGCACGTTCCACGATCTCATCCGTGAGCTGTTCATTATTGATCGTAAGCAGACGTTTAAGATTCTGCCAAGCAACGGCTTCGGATACAAGATATGCGTTCTCCTGCGCCGCCTTTTCGTCCAGACCGCCAAGCTTCATAAAGTTTTTTACGTCGGTCTCATATTTCGCTCCTTTAAGCTTTTTCTCCAGTGCCTTGCGGCTCTTATCGTCAAGCTCCAGTCCGTCCAGTATTTTAGCAACACTGCCGTCCTTTATGTACTCCTTGTTGTAAACGGCGGATAACAGACGTTTTGCGGATTCCGACAAGGTGTAGGTCACGTCCTCTTTTACGACATCGCCGTAAGCCTTGCCGAAGATCTCTTTAAGCATTGCAGGATACACAAGCTTAACGCTGTCGGCGTTGGTGACCGTAATAGCATTGCCCACATTGTCGCTGTAAACAGCAGATTTAAACTTTGTGTCCTGCAAATCTGCTTCCGAAGCCTTAAGTATATCAGCCTCGATGCCGTCAGCTTCTGCTTTAAGCTCCGATATTTCCGCTTTGATCTCGGCGTACCGTTTTACTTTATCAGACAGATTCATAAGCGGTCTTTACCTCCTTCACGATTTCTTCCGCACACTTTTTGCAGGTATCACGTCCTTTGATAGAGCGCACATTATCAACACTGCCGCAGTAGCAGCAGGTGGGTCTATGCTTGCGGATAAGGATACCGTCCGCTGTTTCTTCGATGTCAACAGCCATGCCGCCCGCAAAGCCTGCTGCAAGTCTGATGTCCTTGGGGATAGTTAGTCCTGCTTTGCTTGTAAGCTTTTTATGCCTTGTTTCCATAGCGATTTTACCTCCTTGTTTTCTGCACTCTGCATTTATCAGGGCTTGTGACCTGCGCCTATCGGCGGCTGCATTACAGGAGGAGCGCAGCTCCTCTTGATACCTATCCTCTCTCAAACATAGGACAGGTTTTAACAAAATATGATTTCAGATTTCTGTTTCCGTTCTGAAACACTGCATTCGTTGCAGTCTCCGTTGCTGTTACAGATATTATCACAATATCCGCATTTATCGCAGTACGGGCAGTCATCGCAGCACATCTTAACGTAAAATATGCATTCAGCACTGCCTTTCATAAAGCATTCAAAATTATTATGCATATTTAACCGTCTTACCTTTCTTCGGTTCTTCGATACGCACCATATCTATCCAGCGTATCTTATCAGTATATCTATGCACAAGGCATAGCTGCTTGCCCGTTGCCTTTGATACCATCCAGTCTGCCGGATCAAGCTTGTAATATGCGATTATCCGCTTCTGAGCTTTGGTAGGATTCTTTCCGTGCTTCATTCTTTTTGTCCTCCGTTTCATTTTGGGGTTACACCGCCATGTCCATATATTTAGCTATTGCGGACAAACCCTTGGCGGTCACATTGCCATTATCAAGGGCATTGGAATAGAGATTGACCGCTCCTCTGATAGCCTGCGGACTTTGAGCGATACGCAATAAAAATTCAACAGCCGCTGCGTCCGCTCTGATGTCCGGGAAGAGCATTTCAATATCGCTCTTTTTTATCTGTTTCACGCTGTAAAAACGTGTATTCTTCGTTCGATTGCGTATCTGAGCAAATTCAGCTTTCTGCTTTCCGCCTAGTCTGCTGACTGTAGTCTCATTACCCACAAAGCATACTCCAAGGGTCTGCCCATTTTCGTCAAAACTGTCGCATAGGCTTCTGAGAGTATCTATGGCATTTCTAGTGAGATGCTGAGCTTCGTCAACGATGATTACCATGCCGTCCGACAGCTTTGACGAAATCTCCAACCAGAGCCTGCTTACAGATCCGGAGGACACATTAAGCTTAGAGCCGATAAGCTCCAGCACGGATTTAGATGACTTGATACATGGATTGACTGTTATGTATATGCAGTTTGTACCGTGCTCACGGTAATATTGTCTGCAAGCCTGCGTTTTGCCGATGCCTGCATCACCGCAGGCTATGGCAAGTCCGCCCTGAAGCTGGCAGTTGCGTATGATCTTGTACACATTGGACGATATTGACGTGTCCTTATAGTCTGTGCCGACATAAATCTCGGCGGCTGCCTGCTTGGTCTCAAAGTATTCGATGACCTTTTTCATCTGTTTGTCAACGTCACCGTTGTAAGTGCCGGATTTAATTGCCGAGTATGAGCTGTCGGATATCCCGATCTTTTTGCAGACAGCAGCGGCGGAAAGATTCTCCGTGACCTGCAGCTGTTTAATCTGTTCCAATGCCCACTCCTGTTTTGCTGTGAGCTTTTTCATTAATCAATCACTCCTCCATTTATTTTTGCGCCTTTCGGCATTTGCGTTCATTGTATCAATATCCACGATGATTTCATCGCCGACAGCCTGTGCGAGCTGTGTCGGTTCTTCATCGGCGTGTATCATTATGACATTAGACGGCATAACGATCTTAAAGTTCTGCTTACCATGTGCCGCCTTGAGAGCAGCTGCTTCCATAAGGTCTATCTTATGCTCCGTGCTTAAGCCGTCCGTAATATTCTGAGCCTCGGCTTTGATAAATCTCTGTACTCTTCTCTGCAAAGCCATTGCATCGGAAATTTCTTCCTTGCTTTCTGTGATGTAGTCGATGAGCAGCTTGTCTGCGCATTCCCAAGTCCAGAGATAACGGTCCGACTTGTCGTATACCCTTACACTTCTGAGGTCTGCCGGATCGTATCTTACATATACCTCTTCACCCAGATGGCGGTAAGTGTTTTCATAGTCCATAAACCAGACCTTTTCGCCGGATATTTCAACAAATACACCGTTTCTCTTGATTTTCTGCACTCTTGTAGATCTCATTAACATCAAATTCAATTCAGCTTCAGGAGCTTTTCTGATGCCAACTGCCTTAATGTCCTCATTCCATACATCGATACGGCTCATGCCTTTATACTTGGTTTCAGCTCCGCCGTATTCCTGCATATTGAAATCGCCGTCGATATATGTATCAATATACTCTCTGATCTCAAAATCGCAGGGAAGCTTACCCTCTTTTATCCTGCGCTTAAGGCTCTCGGGACGCTGCATAATAGTTCCGCCGCAGTATCCCTCAAACATACGGGAAAACTGCATTGTTACAGTGCTAAAGGTACGCTCAATTGGCTTTGCTTTAGCATTGCGGACGATTGCGTTATGCATCGTGATTCCAAGCCGCTGGAGTATCGTCGGCGGTTCGATCTCTGGGTTATCGGTTTTTCTGCTTCTGTGACCTTTACCGCCTACGTCATGGGTCAAAAATTCTCGACCGTTATCAAAGTATACAGCTTTGGGGATACCAAACCGCATAATGCCATGTCTTAATGCAATGATCGTTGACTGGGAGTTCGGGCTGTCACATATATTCCAGCCGACCACCACTCCGCTTTTGGCATCCAAAAAGGCTGTAAGGTACAGTCTGTGTATAGTGCCGCTATTCTCGTCGTATGACTGTATATCAAAGGTATGGTTATCTGCGATCCAGACGTCGTTGGCGTGCAAGCTGTCGTACATACGGCTGATATATGGCAGGCACTTATCTTTCATAGCCTTGTCGCCGTCACGCATATATGTAAGCACTGCCTGAGGTATTTCCGATTTTATATGCCGTCGAAACGTATTGTCTGACGGGAAGCTTGCCACCGTTGACGGATAAAATTCTTTTGCACATTCAAGTGTTAGATCATAGCAGCGTGATACTGTAGGTTTGTTTTCTGACAAATAAAAGTAACAAAACTGTTCCCACAGCTCCGGTGGGATACTGCTCTTGCCTTTATTAGCTCCGCCTCTGTTTTCGCAGAGTCCCTGCAGATTATTATCTTTGTAAGCTGCATATTTACGGTAGAGTATATCCACGGATACCTTGATGTCTTTATGCTCCAGCTGGCATTTGCCAACATACAGCTTGTCCACTTCGGTTTTCTTTCCGGGATACTGATTTCGGTAACTTTGCCAGTCTCTTAGTATATCCACCCACATGGCAATTTCTTTTCGTTCAGCTTCGGTAAACTCCTCAAAGGTGGTTTTAACGGCTTTTTTAGACTGTTTTACCGCCTTTTTAATGGGTTCGGGTTCTAAGCCGGCTTCCGCTCTTTTCAGAGCATAGTACTTTGTCTGCAAGTCTTCCGGCAGTGATGGTATGGGGATCATATATTTAGGACGGTTTTTGCCGTTAAATTCAATACTACACGACAACTTACCATCGCTAATACTTTTTTGTACGGCTCTAACTGAAATGCCTTTGAGTTCAGCTACCTGATTCACCGTTAAATATTCCAAATCATCACCTCCGAAAAAAATCTTGACAAAACAAATGTTTTCTGATATACTAATTATCAGAACCGGAACACTCGTTCGATAAGGTAGTCAGAAACTCTTCGGTTTCTGTAAGAACGGCAAGAATGGTCGCAACATTCCTGCGGAGCTGTTCCGGCTCTATTTTTATGTCCTCAAGATAGCTCGCCTGTGCCAGAAGCTTGGCTTGTCCTACTGCGTGAGCAAGTACCTCGGCTTTAAATTCTTTGTATTTCATTGATTTCACCTCGATTTCTGGTCTGCCATCATCAGTACCGGGAGACCGTCCCCGGCAGACAGCCGAATTATTGTCGGCTGTTTCGGCTTATTTTTCGTCCACATAATTCGTCAAGGGTGCACCTAAGCACATTAGCTATACTTATTGCTGTTTTAAGTGAGGGCGTCAGCACACCCTGCTCTATCTTGCACACGGTCACGTTACTGATTCCCGCATACTTAGCCAGCTCCTTCTGATTCAGATCACGCCGCTCTCTAAGCTGCTTAATGGTTTTGCCAATATCTGCGTTCATAAAGGCGTTCCCTCCTTTTGGCATAGTATATATCCCGGATCAGTGACAGTATGAGCTGCAAGCAAATCAGTCCGACTATTACAAAAAGCGGTATTTCCCATAGTTCCGAATATCCTGCCGCACTTGTAAATACGCACCAGAGCGCAATGATTATAGCCACGACTGTAACCTTGTCTTCATCACTTAATTTTTTCATATCAAACCCTCCTTTATTTATACATCATAACGCTGATAACGTCTTTAGCAACAGCCAGCAAATTGTCGCCCGTAATGCCTATATCATACACATGACCGTTTTTCATGGTAACAAGTACCCACTCTTCGCCGTCGTCTTCGCAGTAAGTCGTATCGTCAACATTATCGTTGGCGGCGTGGAGCAGGAAGTAGAGCTCTTTTTCTACAAATAAGGCTTTATTCATTTAAATCACTCCTTAAAATTAAATGTTGAAATTTTTCCATAGACTTTCTTTTAATGATGTGCTATACTTACATTGAAAGGAAGTTCGGTATGTGAAGGACTTGATTAGAAGCTTTATGTATCACTTCTAATGGTGATTCATTAAAGAATTCAGAATTGTCGTATTCCTTAGAATTAAGGATTTCCATACGCCTTTCAATAATTAGCTCAAATTCGTCAAGCTCGTGCATTTCCAGAGAAAGTTGTCTAGCCAACTTCTCAGCCTTGAAATATTCTTTGTTCTGAATACATTTAAGAAGTAGGTTGGAAGTTGCACGAGCAGAGCGGATCTTACTTTCAAGATCGCTTATGTTGATTATTCGCTCAGAATAATATTCCATTAAAATCCCTCCTTTTCGATTGACGTTTATCACTTTTTGTGGTAAACTTATTTTATCATGGGGTAACTATGCCCTAGAGGTTACCCTATAATAAATTATAGTACTATTAATATTACTTGTCAAGTAACTCGGTAATATTAAAATTACTTTCGTCCTTTTGTACAATTTTAAAGGAGGTAATTTAGTGTTTTATGACAATTTGAAAGCAATTTGCAATAAAAAAAATATAAAAATAACACCATTAGTACTAGAGTGTGGTGGTACAAAAGGTGTTATTGGTGGCTGGAAAAAAGGTGCTACTCCTAATAGCGATATCGTTATGCGTTTATCAGTAAGATTAAACGTACCTACTGATGTTCTGCTTTTTGGTAAAGAAAAAAGCTCAACAACGGAACAGTTGACTGCTGATGAGCAGGAGCTTCTTACATATTATAAAGAATTAGATCTAATGAAAAAAGGTCAAGTCATCGAACGTGCCAGGGTCCTTTTAGAGCAGTCTAATATCCCGTTAAAAGAGCCTGAAAATACTATTTTTATAGAATACTATTCATTGCCTGTCAGCGCCGGAATGGGCGTTGATTTGGAAGGCTGCGAAAAAGGTATGCTGGAAGTTGAGAAAACTCATCTCACTCTTGAAGCAAACTTTGCGCTGAGAGTGTCCGGAGATAGCATGGAGCCGGTATTCCACAATAGCGATATTGTTCTTATAGCCTCTCAGCCATCGGTTGAAATCGGCGAAATAGGCATCTTTATACTTAATGGCGCAGGATTTATCAAAAAGTTCGGCGGTGATCGTTTGATTTCCCTTAACCCAGATTATGATGATATTCCTCTGCACGAGTATGACAGTATTTATTGCCGAGGCAAGGTTATTGGTACTGTGTGATATAAAAATATGAAACTAAACAACTTCTACTTGATATGTCTACTGTAGAGACTGTTTTGAGTCATATTGTGATACATTGATGGGTTAATGCGAACTGGTTCGCATTAACAAAAAAATAGTTCGCATATTCGCATATAAAATATGGAAATTTTTCAATGAGATTTCTCAATCGAGTATTTAAATTATTTTATAGATGTTATAACTTTAAAATGCATAAATACGCTGCTTTATAATGGTTTTATAATTTTAAAAAGGTTTCAAAATGCTTTAAAAAGGCAAAATTTAAAGGTCTTAAAATGCTGTTAAAATTGCATTTTAAGACCTTGTTTTTTTGACATTCGATTTTTCTTATCTGCAAAACACGTCAACTTTTTGCATATTCAAATCGCCGTATTTGCGCCACTTTCGTGGGTTTTCTATGCTAATTTCGTGTTATTTCGGATTTTTGCATTTNAAATATGATGATGACGGATATCTTCGCAAGAAGGAATAGCATAAACAAAAATAAGCTGCTACAGAAAAAATCTGTGGCAGCTTATTCTATTTAGAATAGTCCTAATTTTAACCTATCAATATCGGCTCCTGATATCTGTTTGTACGAATCCATACTTACTCAGTCTATGTCACCTTACCTCCTCAATCACTCCCTTATCCATTTCATGCACAGTATCGCACAGCACAGAAATGTCCTCCGCTGAGTGANAAATGCTATCCGGTTTATTTTCCAATGTCCCATTCTTAGCCAACGGCAAAGCCTCGCACTGACGCAGATGATGTTTTTTTGATCAGCTTACCCCTTGATCTCACTTATCACACCCTTATCCATTTCGTGGACGGTGTCGCACAGCACAGAGATATCCTCCGCCGAATGAGAGCAGATAAGGATAGTCTTACCCTGCTCTTTGTATGAAAGTAGGTACTCACGCATTTCTTTTACGCCGTCCTTGTCAAGACCATTGAAAGGCTCGTCAAGAATGAGTATCTTCGGATTTTCCATAATGGCTTGTGNGCTCCTGATATCTGTTTGTACGAATTCATAAGATTTTGGATCATATTTAATGACGAGCGGGTCGAATGACCAGTTACATAGTGTACTGTCGGAGAAAATTTATTATAAGAAAAAATGGCTTTGGTTTTATAGGCTTGACCATAAAGAACCTTTCCTATTAGAATTTCAAATGAATAACCTTTCCCGTCTCTTGCAATATGCCTAAATGGTTTTGTTAATGATAATTGCTGGATCTTACATCTAAGACTGTTAGTCATTTTTGAGCAAAGATCAAGTGTATTGAATCTGTCAACAAAAATACTTCCACAGTCTTTGCACAAATGTTTGTGACCTCTTATCTTAAGAGCTGTATAATGTTCATTTATGTTGATATCCCTGACAAGTTTAGTATATCGACCGTAATTGACAACATTGCAGCTCCCGCATTTTGTGTATATCTTTGTTTCAATTTTAGGCGAAACAACAAAAAGATAATCACACTCATCTGCATTTTCACGCAGTTCAAGTATATCAAATTCATCAAGACAAAGCATATTTTGGTTGTGGTTTATAAGCACATTCTATCCTTTCATTACAATTTTTTCGTAGAGGACAAAGCCTAATTGCTGAATTTAAAATGCAACACTCGTTCAGAGTAGACATCATTATTTGCATTATCTCCTCACCCAAACAATCCTCCGTCGATCTGTCCGCAGAAATAAAGATCATTCATAGTCGGCTCGCTTATAACAGCGTTAGGGGTGGGCTTTGTCTTTGAGATAGTCTTCGACTTTGTATCCTCATAATAAATGTTCTCGATAGGCAGCAGACCAATGTCCGCTTTCGGAATATCCCAAACCATACCCCTTATGTGCTCAAAAAGCACATCGGGGCTGTCATTTGCAATAACTGAGCCTTTATTCAAGATGATAAGATCGTCTGTTATAGTGTCGATGTCGGAAACGATGTGTGTTGAGATTATTATAATGCTTGTTTCTTTGAGCTTCACCATTATCCGCTTGAACTGCTCACGCTCAAATGGGTCAAGACCTGCGGAGGGCTCGTCAAAAATCAGTATCTCGGGGGAGTTAAGGATAGTCTGTGCAATGGCAAGGCGCTGTTTCATTCCGCCAGAAAATGACTTTATCTTGTCATCAAGATTTTCAGACAGATTCACAAGCCCCAGCACACGTCTTATCTCGTCCTCAATAAGCGGCTCAGGCATTCCTTTTAACAGAGCCGAAAATCTGAGAAATTCATGGGCGGTGTAGCTTGGATAAAATGGCTGATACTGAAACTGAAAGCTCAGCTTTTCACGATATTTCTCGCCCATTTCAAAAACGTCCTGCCCGTCAAGGGTCACGCTGCCGCCCGACTTTTTTATCACGCCCGATATGCAGTTCATTATGGTGGTCTTGCCTGCGCCGTTTGGTCCAAGCAAAGCGTTTATGCCCGTATGAAATTCGCAGGTTATGCCCTTGAGCACCTGCTTTTTGCCGTATCTTTTGGATAAGTTTTCTACTCTTAAAACGCTCATATCATCACCACTCCTTATCGGTCAAAGCTTTTTTCATAATATCCGCTGTATCTCCATGCAGTCAGTCCGCTCAAAATCGCTGCAAGATATATGAATACAGCTACCGCTTCCGAACAATCAAAAGCCCTCATATAGTCAAGGTTGTTAAGCTGCCCATTTACGCTTGTGACAGCCGCAAACATATAAGGCGAAAGTGCTCCCACATAATGTGCGGCGGCGGACATGACCGCTATCAGCCCAGAGGTCAGCATAACATATTTTTTCACAGAGCGCACTTGCTTTGCCACAAGCACGAAAATGCCGTAGGTTATAAAAAGCGACATAAGCCTTGTGACATATAGCCATATTATTGTGCCTCTAACAGTTAGCATTAAAGGCGCAAGGTCAAATTGCCACACGCTTTGTAAAGATGAGGTGCTGTACTTGCTCTGATGTAATGTTCCGCTTATAATAAGGTCTGCAAAAAAGCTCAGTGTGAACATTATAAATATCGCCGCTGATAAAATTATCTCCCGTGACTTAAAAAACGCTGACGAATTTTTAGATATCCTTATCTGCTGATCCATTCGTTTTTCGTAACTGTCCGCAACAAAAACACCCACAAGCAACAGCACAAATATCGGCATAATATCTACCGCCCGCAATTCGAGAAATTTCAAAAACGGCTCGTCATTTATCACCTGTGGAGTTGGAAATGCAGCGTAAAGTCGGCTGTTTTTCACAAGGTCGGTAGGTATATTAGCGTCTGTAAGACCCCTGCCTGTGCGAGCATAGCTTCTGATGCTTTCGACCATGAAACAACTGCGAAGCTCGGTCTTATACTTGTTCACGGCGGCTGTGATGTTACCGTTATAACCGCCTGCGTAACTCCTCAGCTCATAGTCCGTTATGTATTCATCACATTGATCAAGTGTCTTGTCTGCTGAATTTTCTATAAGTTCATTGTATATCTCCGCCGTTTCTTTGTTCATATAGGTAAGATTATTTGAAGAATCAAAGCTCCGATACACTGTGAATTTTGCGGAAGCTGAAAAAATTATCACTATGACAAAAAGCAGCCAGAATTTCTTTATGAGCCGTGAAGTCTGATAACTATACATACTTTTCATTATCCCACCTGCCTTTCAGCAAGAAGATATGTCCCTGCAGCAAAAACTGCGATCATGATGAACATAATAGCAAAATAAACAACGTATTCTCGTGCAGGTATTCCCCAGAAATTCATATAACCTGTGTCATTGAGCATATTGGTGTAATTGCCTGTTAAAATGTCAACGACAGGATTGGAAAGACTTGTGGTTTTCAGATATAATGGTACAAACATTGGCACAAGACAGACAGCTCCTGCAAGTATGGTCTTTCTGCAAAGCATTGAAAGAAACATAACAATACTTGCGGTGAAAAGCGCATAAACAAGTTTTGCGGCAAATACTGCAACTAGATATCCGCCAAAGCTCATATTCGCCGAACTTAGTTCAAAACCGCTCAGATATTGCAATGGCATATCAAGTTTAAAGCCGTTTGTATCGTAAATAAAAAGAGTTATAATATCCACAGTGTAAATTATCAAAACAAGAATTATTACAGCAACAAAGCCGGTACAAAGCTTGAAAAGTGAGAATTTCCTCACGCCCGTTTTGGTTATTCCAAAGCTTTTTATCCTGCCGCTTTGTATCTCTGATGAAAAAATGCTGAAAAGAAGCAAATAAACGCCGAACGGTATCAAAATTTCCGATGACATATAGTTTTCAAAGCCGTCAGCGGCTCTGGTGTCAATGATATCGTCCGACTTTTTTAGGTCTGTTATCACGGCGTTGTAATCGCTGATGAGCTTGTCGGAAAGCTTCAAAGAATACTCATCCGTAACGCCACGTCTTGCATTTCGGCTGTAACCTCGCACACGCTCGGAAATGAGCTTCAAAGCATTTTGCTGGGAATATAGCTCTCCCTCAATAAGAGAAAACATACTGTCAAGTCCTGCGCCTGCTTGTGAATTTTTCTGAGAGAAATCTATTATCTTTTCCTCAAGTTCCACAGGCAATTCAGCCTGCTTTACACCGCCTGTGTTGTGGTTATTCTGATAGTCGTTTATCTCGTTGTTAAGAGCGTTTTGCTCATCAGCAAGCTTTTGAGCGTCTTGGCTTACAGTTTCCGAGCCGCCTTTAAGATAGGTCATGTATTTTTCGCCATAAGCATAAGAAGGTCTGAGTACAGATATCAAAAAGGCGCAGGAAAGCAAAGCCAGCAATAAGCTTATCAAAGCTGACTTCGCCATATCTTTTCTTATCATAAATCTGAGAAGTTTCAAATCGTCACACCTCAAATATCAAGCTCTTACATTTCTGACTGTATCTCCGCATATGTATCATAATCCCATTCGCCGTTTGAAATAAACTTGTGCAGTTTAAAATCTTTATCCACAAGATAAGCGGCTGTATCAGCGTCGGGATTATAGGTCGAAAGAAGGAAATAATCCTCACAGTTATTGAATATCGTCATATAGTCGATATACTCATAGCCGTAAAAATACTTTTCATTGAGCTTAGCATCATCAATTATCTTCTGCGGTTTATTATCGTTATCAAGATAATAAAGCACATACTGATACATTTTGCCATTATCATTTGGCTCACGAACAAGCACTATCATAGTGTTATTGAAATACTGAAAATATCTTACAAAAGATTTGTCTTTAAAAGTGCAAACTGTGTCACTTTTTTCATTATCCTCATTATACCTATACAGCTTGTTTTCGCCATTAGAGTAATACACATCTCCGTCGGTCGGATAATACATATACGGCGTATTTTCGCTTATCTGAGAGCCAACATCAATGCCTGTATCCTTGACGTTCTGAGGGTCTGAAAGTGGAGCTATAAATAGGCGGACTGTATCCGTTTTTGGACAAAGCCTTGTAAAATAAAGCTTGCCGTCGCTTATGTAATAGGTATTGGCTTTTGTTATCTCGCTTTTGTCAGAGTTTTTGAGAGCGTATTTATATAGCGAATAGCCTGTGCTGAATCCGTTCTCGTCGGTCTCGCTCTTTTTGTATTTGCCCTCAACAAAATAGATATCTCCGTCTTTGTCCATAGACATACAGCCTAATATGCTGTCCTTTGGTGCAGAATACACTTCCGTGACTTCACCGCTGTTGTAATCCACTGTGACAATGCTGTAATCTTCTTTTTGCGTAGCAGAATTATACACTGACCTTACAGCGTATATAACGCCGTCATATATGGTATAGCAGGACAAGTTTGAATACTCTTGAAGCTTGACCTTTATCATTGCAAGGCTGTCGGATTCGATATCATATTCTGCAATGCCGTCATAGGTTTTGTAATACACAAAATTGTTTGCAAATGCAGTAGAAGAAGCTTCAGGACACAAAAGGTTTGTGGGAGAAGCAGAAAGTTCTTGTTGACCCTTTTCAGAAGAAACCGCCTTATCGGATTTTGTGCCAAGAGAAATGAAAAGTGTAACTGCAACTGCGGCAATTATAACTGCGGCTGTTGCGATAATAATTTTAGTTTTCATAATTCACACTCAAGTTCTATTATTGACTATCAACGGAAAGCGTTGTGCTGTAATTGCCATGTACCTTATCATTATAAATATGTACAGTTTTTACTAACTTTGAAGATGTACAACCTTTTAACCCAAACGAATGCTCAATTTTACCTGTGTCAGAGTGAGATGATCCACAACCAGTACCACCAACAGAGGCACTTGCATAAACATAACCGCTGTATTTACAATTTGGATTGTAAACATTGTTATTGTTACTTGATGTCCTAGTCCAAGCTTGACCAGCTACAGTTGAATTTGTTCTTATTCCTGTTACAAAACATGAAATATAAGCATTTGAGCCAGAACCACCAACTGCTCTGCCGTATTTTATGGCTTCATACGCACTAGCCCCAATAGCCATAGAGCTCATCATCATAACAGCAGCACCCA